TGCGTAGACGCGCTCAGGATTTTATTTTCTCTTGGTCTTATCGTATACTGCTTTTACCTGTTACGCGTAACGAAAAGAAAGCAGAGAGAGTTAGATGAACAACGACATATTCCACCAAATAGGTCAGACATTGATTGAGAGTAACAACAGTGTTTTGCATCGAGTGTTTGAGTATATCGGCAGCACGACCACGATTGTTTTGTTATGGCTTGGGACTGTTGGCGGTGCGTTTAGTCGCATCTTTGACCCAAACACATGGGATATGTCAACAATCGCCAGTTTCTGCTCAATCCCCGTCGCCATCATGTATTTTCTCGCCAAGCGGGCTGAATATAAATTAGCCCAACGCAAACTTGAATTAGTGGAGCAAGAGAAAAATGCCGACTCTGGGAACTGATTCATACGTTACATCTGCAGATTACGAAGCATACGCCAACGCTCGCGGCATTAATGCTGACCTGACCAATTTGGATGCGGATTTAATCAAGTCTGCTGATTTCATCGACACCTATTACAACTTCAAAGGCCAGCCGGTTTCCGATACTCAGGAAATGAAACTACCAACCGACCAAGTTACGATTGCAGCCATTAAGAAAGCAGCACTAAAAGCCGTTGAGATGCAACAGGCTGGCTTGTTAACTCTTGACCTTGCATCTGTATCAGCTGGCGCAGTTAAGCGCATTATGAGCAAGGTGGATGTGTTGGAAGAAGAGATTGAATATGAATCTGGCAGTCAATCCACTTTCAAGCGTAAAACGCCAGAATTAGACATGCTGTTGCGTCCGTTTGTTGTTGGCGGTGCTGGCTTGGTGCGCGTATGAGCTTTGACTATTTAGCCGCGCAGGCATCCGCTGATAGACTTATCGCTAAGTTTGGCGCACCTGTCACGCTGTCTACGCAATCAGGGCCGGCGTTTGATCCAATCACCGGCGCGCCGATTACGCCAAGTGTTGGCGCATCAATTGCCGGCACCGGCGTTAAGCTGAATTACAAAGCAGCAGAGATTGACGGCTCCGTGATTCAGATGGGCGATTGCAAGTTGTTGCTGTCAACTCGGCTGACCCCATTAATCGGAATGACTACCACGCTCGGCGGCGAGTTATGGCGCGTTGTTCAGGCGAATAAATTACAGCCTGACAGCAATACTATTGTGCTTTGGTCTTTGCAGATGAGGCGCTAATGAGCCTAGCAACCGACCTGCAGCGAATTGCGCAACGCAACAAAGCCAAGATGGTGAAAGTTGCGCAAAACTCACTGATGCGGATTGGCGGCGCTATCGTTGCCAAGTCGCCGGTCGATTCAGGTCGCTTTAAAAACAACTGGATGTCGGCTTATGGCGCGCCTGATGAATCCACTACAAACAGCTTTGCAAAAACAAAGCTTGGCGAAGGTCGCGGTGCAGTTGTTGGCAGGCTGAAAGCTAAGTTGGATTTACTCGACACCGGTCAGTTTTTCTACTTCACCAACTCACTGCCGTACGCAGAGCGCTTAGAATATGGCTGGTCACAGCAAGCGCCTAGCGGCATGGTTCGCTTATCGGTCGCAGGCTGGCAGTCTATCGTTGAAGATGAAATCAGGAAGGCGAAATGATTAACGAATTCAAGATTGCCCAGTTGTTACGCGCAAAGCTGCAAACTGTAAGTGGAGTGCCGGCAATCATCACTGAAAACGTCGCTGTCACAATGCAGCCAAGCGTCAGTTATCTGCGTGAATTCTGCCTGTTTGGCGAAACGTTTGACCTAGCGCTTGAAGCAAATGGCATGCAGCGGCAAGACGGCGTTTATCAAGTGGATGTTTGCACACCGAAAGGCAAAGGCAAGTTTGAAGGCTTAGCGATCGTCGAAACATTGAAAGCAGCATTCCAGCGGCAACCAGCCGCAATGTCTGATGGCGCATTAAAGATAAACCTTGAAGGCTCAAGCACTTCACCGGCAAGAATCGACGGAGAGCATTTTGTTTATTCCTTGTCAATCCGCTTCACAGTCCTATTGTAGACGGTTACGCGTTACGCATATATACTGTAAGCGGATGATTGATCAATCACTAATTTGAGGGTTTTATTATGTCAGTATTGACTTCCACCGGCACCCTGCTTGCAGTAGTCGCCGCTCAGCCTGCCACAGTTGATGCTGCAGGTTTTGGTGCTTTAACTTTTGTAAACGTTGGCGAAGTAACCGACCTGCCAGAATATGGCGCATCTGCTGAGGTTGTTACTCATCAGCCGTTGGCAACCGGTATCACTGAAAAATACAAAGGCTTCATCAACAACGGCTCTATGTCGGTGTCTTTGGCGCGTGATGCAGATGATGCTGGTCAAGCGGTTTTGTCATTGGGTGTTACCGGTATCAACAAAAACACTGAGCACAGCTTCCGCGTTACTTACCAAGATGGCAGCATCGACTATTTCACAGGCAAGATTTTCTCTTACACGAAAGCGCCAGGCTCTGCAAACAGCATGGTTAGCTCTACTGTGCAGATTGAAATCAACTCTGTGATCGTGGAGGTGTAACATGGCTGTTATTGCTGAAACACTAATGACCGGCCCAGGCTCGCGGGCGTTGACCGTGACTACGCTTGGATCATCTGACACGCTGGTTTACAAGCAAGGTGCTGGCCAGGTTCTTGTGCTGGATAACGTCACTGCTGGTGCATTAACCCCACTGATTGACGGCGCAGCCGGCACTAACGTATCTGTGCCTGGCGTTGGCTTGGTTAGTGTTGCGTCTGGCTACACTGTGCCATCTATTGGTGCCGGCGCCCGCGCTGCAATCCCGCTGGATTCAATCAGTGCGTTTTTGCAAGGCGCTGTTACCGTAACTGGCGGTTCAGGCATTAAGGCTGTATTGCTGTCTAACGCCTAATGGTTACGCGTTACTAATTACGGGGCTTCAATGCCCCGTTTTTATTTGTTACACTGTAACCGGCTAGGGTAACGTGCCTGAAAAGCGGGACTCATCCAACCGCCTGCCACTAATTCACTGGATGCTAACTTGATGAGGTTATTTATGGATTTGTCCAATCTTGATGTGGTTTCGCTTGCTGAAAAGGGTGTGACCGTTGAGCTGAAACACCCTGCCACCGGCGAAACACTGGTTAACGATAAAGATGAGCCTATGGCAATCGTCGTTGCCGGCTCAGACTCCAAAGTTTTTAAGGCTGAAATCCGCGCCCGCGTGAAACAAAACATGCTGAAGAAAACCAAGAAAGACGATGTTGACTTGGAAGAAATGGAAAAGCGCGGTGCTGAACTATTGGCAAAATGCACGCTGTCATGGTCAGGCATTCAGGAAGATGGTAAAGCGCTGCCATTCTCTGTCGCCGCAGCTCAGTCGCTGTATCTGAAGTACCCATGGATTAAAGAACAAGTTGACGCCGCCTGCTCTGACCGGTCTGAACTTTTTAAGGCATAAAAGCCGACCTAATCCTTTACGTTCAACATCTGGCATGGCTTCACAGCGTGCCAGATAGCGAATCAAACAAAGAAAGATTAAGTCGGCTCGATCAATTCCATGAGCATCACATTCACCGGATATTGCCGCCAGTTGACCAAGGCGATTATCTGCTTGAGATGCTCAACAGGTGCGGAATGGTTTCACAAGGTGCTGGCGGTATAACGTCAATATCTTGGCAGGAAATAAAGGCTTTCAAAGAGCTGTCAGGCGAAGATATTGATTGGTGGGAAGCTGATGTATTAATGAGCTTGTCTCGCGCTTACGTCAGCATGTATCACCGCGCATCTGATGCGAATATGCCGCCACCGTATGAAACTGATGATGAGGAATTGATTCAGCAGCACCGCAAAGAAGAAACGAGGCTGATTAAACAAAGATTGCGAGGTTCAGCAAAAGAGAAAGCCCCAAATTAATGGGGCTTTTTTATTACAGATGAATTATGCAACCTAGCACATTAAAACGGGATCCCGTGCGCAACAGCGGCTAAGGAGTGGCACAGCTAACACGGCGTAACTGATGTGCAATCAGTAAATCGAATATAGTCTGCTTTTTCCAGTCGTGCAAGTTACGCATAACCAAGTTATACTGAACAAAAGTTTTTGGAGTTATAGCATGGCGGATTTAGCAAGGCTGGGTTTCGTTGCAGACACAAGCGGATTACTCAAAGCTGAGCGCGGGCTTGATGACCTAGCCAAGCAAGGCGCGAAAACTGACCGTGCCGTATCTTCATCAATGGCAAGTGTGTCAAAAGGCTTTGCCGGCGTTGCTGCTGCAATTGGTGGGTTAGTGTCTACTACTGCCGCACTGAGCAAACTTGTTTCAGTCACGCGAGAATTTGACGTATTAAACGCCGGATTAATCACAGCAACCGGCAGCGCCAAAGAGGCCTCAGTGGCATTCAAAGCCATTGAAGATTTTGCCACCACGACACCTTATAGCCTTGCACAAGCAACCAAAGCATTTACTCAGCTTGTAAACCTTGGATTAACTCCATCCGAAAAGGCGCTGACATCATACGGCAACACTGCAGCAGCTATGGGCAAAGACTTGTCGCAGATGGTCGAAGCTGTTGCAGATGCGACTGTTGGTGAGTTTGAGCGCCTGAAAGAATTCGGCATCAAGGCATCATCAGAAGGCGATCGGGTTTCTTTCACATTCCGAGGCATGACAACAACTGTCAGAAAGTCAGCTGATGAGATTGAAGGCTATTTGATGGGTCTTGGAAATAACGAATTCGCCGGTGCAATGGCTAACCGAATGAATACGCTAGACGGCGCAATCAGCAATCTTGAAGATTCTTGGGATGGTTTATTCCGCACAGTTAGCGCTGCCGGCACAGGCGGAGTTATCGAGGCGTCAGTAAGAGCTGCAACAGATGCAATCAGCAGCCTGTCAGCCGCTATTGGCTCAGGTCAAATTGGCGCATACGTCGATGCTGCCATTGGTAAGTTCTCCGGCTTTGGGTTTGCCATTGAGGCGATTCTTGAAGAAGTCGGCAAGATGTTTACCAATGCCGGCAAGTTTTGGTATATCGACATGGCAAAGAGTGCCGATTTAATTATTGGCGCATTTGTCAGTATGCCGGAAAACATCAAAGCGTTTTTGCAAATAGCGACTGTTGAGGTTGCTGCTTACTATGACAGGATTGTTATTTACGCCAAGAAGGCTGCTAACGCAATCAATCCGCTTACAGCCGTTTACGATCCAACTGCAGACTTTGCCAAAACAAACGATGCACGGGCCGCGATGATCCAAAAGATTATGGATGAGCGCCAAGCATCAATTGATACTTTCAAGGCTCAGTTAGACGGCGCTGACAAGGTGCGGGCTGCTTATGATGAGCAGTCGAAGTCGCTTGATTTCGGCATTGACCGATTAGAGAAATACGGCAAGACAGCTGAATCAGTCGGCAAGATTGGCAGGAAAGCCTTTGACGATATGACAGCTGCGATGGATGAGCATTTCGAAGGCTTGGAAATGCTTGAAGAAATCGACAAAAACCGCATTGCCAGACTTGAGGAAGAAATCGACGCATCGCTTGAGTGGGAAGATAAAACCACCAAAGGCATGGAGACTGTCGCCACCGTCAGCGAAAAAGCAGAAGAGCGTATCGAGGCAGCATTTGCTGACGCATGGCTGAATGCTTTTGACGGCTTTGAATCTGTCGTTGATGGCATGAAAAACGCCTTCAAACGCCTGCTTGCTGAAATGGCGCATATGGCGCTGACCAAGCCGATTATGATTAGTCTCGGCATGGGCGGCATGTTACCTAGTGGAGCAAGTGCTGCAACTGGTGCTGGTGGGCTGAGTTCACTTGGCAGTTTAGGCGGCATTGCTGGTGGATTGGGCGCTTTAGGTTCAGGCTTCACCGGTTCAGCAGCTTTGCTTGGCTCAGGTCAAGTCGGCACGGCTTTCGGCTTAACCGGAAATCTGTTTGCGGCTGGTGAAATCATGACCGGCATCGGCGCTGCATTGCCAATCATTGCTGCCGGTGCTGCAATTGCTGGCGTGGTTAACAAGATTTCTGGCGGCGGGCTGTTTGGCACATCTTACAAAACCACTGCACAAGACCTGTCGCTGGCTTTGGGCGGTGGCGACGTATCAGGCTCTATCACCACACAGGAAAGCAAGAAGCGCGCATTGTTTGGCGGCACTAAGCGCAGAACGAGCACTGAAGCATTTGACACATCAAGCATTGATGCGGCATTTGATGATATTCAAGACGCATTGTCTTTAGCTGCGAAAAGCATTGGCATCACCGGCGCCGATGAAGTGCTGAAAAACTTCACGGCATCTTTCAATCTGTCAGTAAAAGACAAGAGCCAAACAGAGATTGATGCAGCAATTCAAGAGTGGGTTGCCGGCACTACATCAAGCATGGTTTCAGCTGTATTTGGCGATATGCTTGGCGGATTGCATGCTGAAGGCGAAACACTGCTTGATACGCTTAATCGTGTTGCCGGTAACATGGCTGCAGTTGAGTCAATCACCAAATCGCTCGGGCTGAACTACGGTTTAACCGGCAAAGCTGCTGCAGAAGCTGCGACTAACATCGTGAATCTCGCTGGCGGCATTGACCAATTATCCGCGCTGTCAACGCAGTATTACCAGTCTTTCTACTCAGAGAGTGAGCGGCAATTGATGCTGCAGCAGCAACTGGCAGAGCAATTCGCGGCAATTAATACAACCATGCCAACAACCAGAGAAGGTTTCCGCGCATTGGTTGATGCCATTGATTTAACTACAGCTGCAGGTCAGGCGCAGTTTGCCGCGCTGATGCAGTTAGTCCCAGGCATGGATCAATACCTGCAAGCCTTGGAAGCTCAGCGCTCAGCATCTGAAGCTGCAGCAGAAGCAGCGCAGAAAGAAGCGGAGGCAAAAGCCGCAGCACTGAAACAACAAGGTCTGGATTTGCAGCTGCGATTATATGATGCGCTCGGGCAATCTGCTGAAGCATTGGCTTTACGTCGGCAAATGGAGTTAGATGCAACTGATGAAACGCTGCGTGCTTTACTTCTGCAAATCTACGCAGCGGAAGACGCAGCAAGCGCTCAGCGTGAATTAGCATCAGCACAGGACGCAGCGGCGCAATCAGCAAGAAATGCAGCCGCAGCCGCCACAGACGCAGCACAAAAAGCATTTGGCAAACTGCAAGATGCAGCAGAGCGCGAGAAATCACGCCTGCAAACTGAGCTTGATTTAAAACTGTCTGCCATTGATAAAGAGCGCGAGGCTTTAGAGTCTCAGCGTGATTCTGTTATTGCTGGTTACGAAGCTCAAAGCGATGCAGTGCGTGATTACATTAGCAATCTGCAAGGCATCACTGATGTTATTAACGACTTCATCGGTACGTCTGGCGGTGTTGTTGACCCATTCAAGCGCCTGACGCAAATCTTCAACGAAGCGAAAGCCGGTTTAATTCCGAATCAGTCTGAGCTGCAATCTGTGCTTGGTGCGATTAACTCATCAGGCTCTGCTAACTTCTCATCTGCAACAGAACAAGCTCGCGCAATGGCGGCAGCGAGAAACCAAGCGGCAGGCATCGGCGGAATCGTTGGCAAAACAATCTCTGCTGCTGAACGGCAGGTTAGTCTGATTGAGCGTCAAATCACCAAGGCAGAAGAGTATTACGCAGCCGATTTACTGAAACTCGACGTTGCAGCAGCGGAAGCGAAGAAGCAACACGATGAGCAAGTAAAGCTGATTGATGACCAGCTAACAGAGACGCAAAAGCAACTGAATGCGCTGCTGGGTGTTGATGATCGCCTCTTATCAATGTCTGCCGCAGCCGCTGAATTCTACGCAGCGCTCGATACCGCAAACGAGATAGTGTTTGGCGTTGAAACCGCGCAGCTCGACGCATTGAATCGCGTAGAGTCGGCAGTGATTGGCGTATCGCAAGGTATCGCAGACCTTAAGAATGACCCTCGCGTATGGTTGCCACCAACACAGCCAGACAGATACACAACAAATGGTGAGCCAATCTCGCAAGAGATGGTAAACTTACTGAATCAAATTCTGAGCGCGCAAGAATCAACAGCCAAGCACACGGCCAAGACTGCTGATACATTGCAGCGCGTAGAGATGGACGGCTTAGACACGAGGGCAGTGGTATGAGAGTAATACAGCCGGTTGACCTAATCTCAGGCTCTGCACTAACAAGTAGTACGATACCTGAGCCAGATGCGGCAGCGGGCGAGGTAACTTGGACTGCCGGAACATACAACACAGGAACGCAGCGAATACTGACAACAACTCACCTGATTTATGAGGTTGTAGCCAGTCCCAGCACCACTGACGCGCCTGATGTTGGCGCAGCTAAAGATGTGCCGACTTGGATTATTGTTGGCTATACAAACCGCTACCGGATGTTTGATGGCGTTGTTGGTTCAGCTTCTAACGAAACATCCGCACCACTAACGGTTGCTGTGACGCCTGGAAGAATTGCAACAGCGGTAGCAGCCTTCAATATGACAGGCGTGTCTGAAGTTACTATTGAGATGGATGACCCGACAGAAGGTCTTGTTTACAGCGAGACGGTTAACCTGCAAGACAACTCATCAGTTGTAGACTGGTATCAATACTTTTTTGCGCCAATCGTCACGCGATCAGAATTCGTTGTAATGGATATGCCATCGTACAGCCAAGCAACTATTTCAGTATCGTTTGACGGCGGAACATCGGTATCAGTCGGCACGATGGTAATGGGACAGCAATTAACTTTAGGCGTGGCATGTTATGGCACATCAATTCAGCTGCTAGACTTTAGCCGCAAAGAGCGCGATGACTTCGGAAACTTCATCATTGTGCCAAGGCGCACTGCGAAGCTGGTTGACTTCGACATCAGGATAGACAAGGGGCGCATCGGTTACGTCATGCGAAACTTGTCAGCACTAACGACCATTCCATGTGTATGGGTTGGCACAGATGAGTCTGATGATGATACAATCGTCTACGGGTATTATAAAAACTACATCAACACAATTGATGGCCCAGTAAAATGCTCAGCAACATTACAAATTGAGGGTTTAATCTAATGGCATACCCACCAATCACAAGCCTTGGCACGGTGCCGCAGCGCACGCAGACGCCAGCAGAATTCGCAACGAATGCGGATTCATTCCTTGGCGCACTACCTAACTTTCGCACTGAGCTGAACACGTTTGGCGCTTATGTTGACACTAAGGGCGCGGAGGTTGATGTAGACGCTGCTGCTGCTGCCAGCTCTGCACTACAATCCGCTGACTATGCAGCTGACTCACAGGCTTCCGCTGTGCTTGCCTTATCTTATAAAGATTTGGCTGCTGGCACTGCAAACTTCAAAGGCTTATGGTCTGCACTGACTGGCTCGCTTGCTGTGCCTGCCTCTGTTTATCATAACGGCTTAACGTGGGTTTTGTTGTCAAGCCTTGCAAACGTCACAACGGCAGAGCCAGGAGTTAGCGCGTCGTGGGTTGTTGCAAGCGGAGAATCATTTTCTCGGCTTGTTGATGGTCTTTTCGCTAGAGCGACACTGGACCTAAACTTTGCAAGAAACAATCACAAGGTTTATGAGTTATACGGGTTAGAGCCTAAGCAGCTTCAATCAGCGGTTGTGACTGGCAGAAACAGCACGGCCACATATCAATCTCCTACCGGCTTGTCAACCATTCCAATTAACACGCCAAGAATTAGCTATGATGCAGCAACTGGTGATTCGCTTGGTCTGCTGGTTGAAGAGGCTAGAACAAATCTGCTGCTGCACTCCCAGTACACAGCGGCAAGCGGAGAGACTCCGCCAACTGGCTGGACCGCAACGCAAGATACCGGCGTTACAACTACGGCGGCAAGCTCTAGGTTTGCTGGCGCCATAACTTTAGCGGCGACAGGAGCATCGCAGCGAGAAATTATCAGTCAGGTGGTAACTCTAGCTGCTTCAACAACGTATACTTTTAGCTGCTATTTTTCGCAAGGCACCTCGGCAAACGACGTTGTGCTGCGTGTGATAACATCAGACACTCCAACCGGCACGCTAACGCTTGCTGGCTCCGCCGTAACCTCTGCGAGCACCTACTCCATTACCTTCACCACGGTAGCAGGCGGCACATACACGATGTATGTAGGTTTAGGCTGCTCTGGCAACGCAACCGGCACAGTCATCCACGAAACGCCACAGCTAGAGGTTGGCGCGTCCGCGACTAGCTATATACCAACTACGGCAGCGCAGGTTACTCGGCTTGGAGATCAATGCACGGCAACAACCCCCGCAATGACCGAGGGTACTATTGTTTGCATTGCAAGCGGTCAGGCGCCGACATCTGGCATTAATAGGTCGGCATTTATTCTGTCAGATGGCACATCATCGAATCAGGTTATTGTGCGAAGAAATGAATCTACGCTTGGCTCCGGCTTTGTGGTTGTATCGTCTGGCTCTGTAGTGGCTCAGGCTTTCTCTACAGCAAAAGCATCTGGTAAGAAAAACAGATTCGCAATAAGCTGGACGGCAAATAAATTCCTAGGCGCTGAAGATGGCAGAATTGTACTCAATGACTCAAGCGGTAACGTGCCAACAGGAATGACTAAGCTCGGCATCGGCTCTGGCGGCTCTCCATTCTCAGGCGCTGAAGCATTAAACGGCTTTGTTGAGAGGATTGTGTTCATTCCTCACGCGCTGACAGAGGCGGAATTGCAGGCCATCACAGCATGATTAAATTAATTGCGTTACTCATACCTTTTTTTGTGGCAGCAGCGCCACAGTCTGCAATGACTATCAGCAATGGTCAGTTAACTGTCAAAACATGCACTCACGATGCTGGCGCAGTGTGCAGCGTTAAGCTGCGAGGCGTTGAGTATATTGACGACTACGACCACGGACGGCAGATGCAGTCTGCGTCTAGCTTTGATGGGTTAGGTGAGGCTTTTAACCCTACCGAGGCAGGCTCAGAGCAGGACGGCTTAAACCCGTCAGGCTCTACCAGCCGCTTGATTTCTTCATGGCAGACCAGCAGCACGCTCGCCACCTATACGCAAATGGCGTTTTGGCGTCCGGTTGGCTGGCAGTTCATCAGTCAGCACACACTAAACAAGCGCGTTTATGTGATGCCAGACAACGTTATTGAGTATTCTGTTCAGTTCAACATTCCATCTGGCGAGGCGCACACAAGCGCTACTTTTGAAGCGCTCACCGGCTACATGCCTCCAAGTTTTTCGGCGTTCTGGACTTATAATCCAGTGACTAATTCGCTTGGGCTGCTATCTGATGGCCCTGGTGAGCAGTCACTGCCTGTTATACTTTCAACGCCTGACGGTCAGCATGCAATGGGTGCTTGGTCGCCTGAGCTTCCGCAGGCGCTTTGGCCAAGCGCCGGTTATGGTCGCTGGCGGTTTACTCCTGAGCAGGTTGTTAAGTGGAACACTGTATACAGATTTGCAAATCCATACGGCACATATCACTTTAGAGTATATGTGTTTGTCGGTACAATCGATGAGGTGATGGAAAATATGCGGAGGAAAGCAAATGGTTATTGATGAAATCGGTCTGGTGTACGATAAAACAGATCCAGAAAATCCAGTGGCTGTTGATGGCTGGCACGTTAACGTCATTGGTACTATTGAGGGAGCTGATGATTTTATCGTAACGCCTGCAACGCCCTCTAGGGTGTTTGCCGGTAATCCGCCGATGACTTGCTACAAGTTCAACGACAAAGCGCATTTTAACTCATTCATGCCGGAGGAAGAATAATGGCTGGTCCATTCGATATTAATGGCTTAGGCGCCAACTACTTTAACAGCTTGCAATCCGGTTTCACTATTAGCGTAAACAACGCGACTTATGTGCAAGCATTTACATCTTCAGCCACAAGCATTAGCGCAGCACTGACGCAGATGTGTAATCTGGATGTGCCTGCCGGTAAGACGCGCATCCTGATTGCAGCAACGCTGACGGGTTTAAACTCAACATCAAACTTGCTTGAGGCAGAGATTGAGGTTGATGGCGTTGTGGTTCTGACCGGCTCTGCCGCTACCTACACAGACACAAGCGCTTACCTATGCGGGCACAACATCAACTCTGGCGGCATGCCGATTACCGCAGTTAATGCTTTACAGATAAACCGAAATCTTAAAATCAGAGCCAAAAAACCAAGCTCTACCGCTGCGGTTTTAAATCTTTGGTATGTTGACCGTGCATAAGGTCACTCTGATTTTTGGGCGCAGCTCGAAATTTGTTGGGCTGCTTATCCGATTCTTCGATATTAGCCCGTACTCCCATGTGGCGATTTATGACGAAGAAAACGGAGTGGTGTACGAGTCAGTCGGAATGCGTTACAAGGGCAGGCTAGGTCGGCGCAAGGGTGTCATCAAGACCGACATCAACGACTTTAAAAAGCGTTACTCAGCTTGGCGAGTAAAAGAGGTTTGGACAGATAACGAGTTATGGCGTGATGACTGCGAAAGAATGGTTAGTGGTAAGGCTCAATACGACTTCCAAGCAACGATTGGCGCGTTGTGGATATTTCGCCTGTTGCGCATTGAGCTTGGCAGCAAGCATGCTTTTAACTGCAGCGAGTTCGTTAACGAGATCACCAGGCGATTTATAAGCGGCTACAGTCCTACTGTTAGCGATTGGCACAGGCTATCAAAATGAAATATACAGAATTCAAGCATCTATGCACAGAAGCCTTGCTGGATTGGGGCTTGCACTCCGACCATTGTGTTGAGCTGTTGGCGATGATCGCGGCTCACGAAAGTCTTGGTGGCAAGTATCGCAAGCAAATCGGCGGGCCTGCTCTTGGCCTGTTTCAAATCGAGCCGGTTACACACAATTCTGTATGGGATAATTCCGATAGTATTCGCGCAAGAGCTAAGCGATACGGCATTGAAGAAGATGTCAGTAAGCTCGAATCAGATGACCGGTACAGCATTTGGGTTGCTCGGCATTATCTAGCGCAAGACCAGAATCCACTGCCAAAAACTCCTGAAGCAATGGCGGCGTACTGCAGAAGTTATTGGAATCGTACCGGCAAAGCAACTCCGGAGAAATATCTGAACGATTGGCAGGCGTGGCGAGATGGGCGCATTTAAAGCCATCTTTGGCTTCATGTGGTCGCAACCTTTGCATGTAACACTGAGGCAGATGCGGATTGTCCAAATATGCCTTGTTGTAAGTTCTCAGGCGCTATTGTGGCGCATAGTCGATAACCTGAAGGGCTTAGATGCAACTCAGGCTGCGATGGCCTATGGTGCGATTGCGGCAGCTTTAATTGTGCAGATATGGCAATCCATCAACGGCATGCACAAAGCCAACCTTAAGGACGACGACGCATGATTAAATACTACCTAATGGCAGGCGCTTTGATTGTCGCTTCACTCGGCGGCTACAAAGTCGCTGATTGGCAATGGCAGTACAAGTGGTCTGCGCACATGACGGCAGATGCTGAAGCTAATCAGAAAGCGCTTGAAGAAGTACAGACTAAACAGAAACGACTAACCGTGGAGCTTGAGCATGCTTACAAGACTGCAAAAGATTTACAGGATAAATACGAATCCGATCGCATTGCTGCTGCTGACTCTGCTGAGCGGTTGCGCGACCAAATCGAAAAGTATCGAACCGCTGCCGGCAATGATAATTCCACCGCTATCAGCGTCAGCGCAAACGCTGCAACCGATAGGCTCTTGCTTGCCAACGTGCTTACAAGGCTTGACGAAAGAGCGGGAGTCTTGGCTGATTATGCTGACGCCAACAGAAAAGCCCTGATTAACTGCAACGCAGAATACAACGCAGTCAGAAAAGCCGGTGGTTAGCCGGCTTTGTTATTTGGTGAGGCTGCTTTATGGTATTCTCGCCATGTTGCATACGCCGTCCTGTATGCAATGCCGTGCAAGTCTCTCATTTCAGCCGGCTTTAAGCCTTGTTCAATAAGCTCTATAACCTTAGATTTTATTGTTTTACCTCTTGCCTTTGCAGTTTTCTTTTTCATAAATGACAAGCTGGCTCGGCATGAGCGTAAGCTTTTGTCTAGCTTTTCGCACTTACTTACTAATGGTAGCAGCCCATCACGCTCCTTTTGTACAGTCCGCAGTTGCCGCTCAATCTCTGCCGCTAATCCGCGCGCCTCAACAACCTGACGCCGCTGATCGTTTATCTCAGTCAGCAAGTCTTCCTTGCTTGTTGTTTCGAGATATAGCTGGTCAAGTGGGCTGATTGTCATTTCCCCTCCGGCATGCGAAATCCAGCATCATACAAAGCATCAATTGCCAATCGCAAAGTAAAGCTTGCATCGATATCTGTGTTTATTTCTTTAGTGTTCAGCGCATCACATGCCGCTTTCATAAAGCGCTTGCGCTCTGCTTCAGCTTTTCGTGTTGCGTGGTCTAATGGGCGGTAGAATTTCGTAAGTCCTGATTGACTGTGATATGACTTATCATCCAAATACTTAACCACAGCAAAACCATCATCAAAGCCAATCATCTTTATTAATTCCCACTTGTTGCAAGTAAGCATCTCACACTCAGCACCAACCGGCGGCAACCGCAGCGCTTTTTGGGTTTCGTAACAATACCAGCTGTCAGGCTCGGCAACTTCTACACCATAACCAAGCTCGCGGGCGCGTTGTTGGTACTCGCTTACACTGCAAATAACATCACCATAACGCACGCACGCAACATAAACTGAATCATCAAAAACGCCGTGTACTACACCATCAGTTTTTTCAGGCAGTTTTCCGTTGTTCTCTTTTATTGCAGCATCAATCAATTCTTGCTTATTCATAACTCCTCCCATTCCCGCTTAAAATCACGTTTCGCCTTTCTAGGCTTCTTTTTTGCTTCGCCAGGGTAATTCGTGGCATAAAGCACCGATAAAGCTACAGCAAATAATGTCAGGATGAAATCAGACCAGAATGTGGCGTCAGTCATAACCGGCCTTCAATTCTTTCCGCCATCTTAATCAACTCAGCCACACCATATCGAAGCGACTCCGCTGCGCATCGTGCATTACTTCCCATGCTGCGATTGTAGTCATACTGATAACCAGCCTGCTCGCAAAGACTGCTGAGCTTGTTAAACAGCTGGTCACGATTGCGGCAGTTTGACAGCTCGCATTTTGCTTCTGATAGTGGCGTCATTTGATTGCCTCCAACGCTTTAAAAGTTAAATCCAAAACAACAAACCAAGCAACAAAGCAAAACAAGCCAATTCCGATATACTTCGACGCAGTAGCTAAACGCTCAGCCAGTCTCAAATCATCGTCGCAGCGCTTGTGGTTGTTTACGTAGTCGATTAACATCTTGTCCTTTTTCATTAGCTCTCCCGCCTTGGTGTCTGGTTTGTGGTAGTCAATAAAGTTGTTCATAAGCACCTCAATTTGAGGCGTACCGCTTAATCGCCTAGTTGTTATAGTGACATCGGCATAATGATGACGGTAGCTTCGTACTCAATACCGATTAAATCAAATCGCATAGCGCCAGTGTCGCCATTAAATGTCGCAGCAGACTTTGGCTCGCCATATCTGCCAGATACGCAAATTAACTTTGACGCCTCATAAAGCCTGTCAAGATACTTGCAGTTAATTCCGATTTTGCTGACCGGCTTTTCTTCTCCTGATAAATAATTCCGCGCTCTTTCTGGGAATTTTCCATCAATCACTTCAAAGTAGATAACTCCGAGAACTTTGCCATTAGCGCACCGGCAAAACGCTGTGCCGTCTGCGCCAGACTCAGAAACAGAAAATTCAACTTGGTCAGATTTTGCTGGTATATGACCCATGGTACGGATGATTTTCGGCTCATGGTTTTCAATTTCTTCGTTGAGTTTTGCGCAAATCAATGTGCAACCATCTGTAGCCAGTACGTCATTTGCAGAAACCAAAAAGCCTTTTAAGTAATAACGTGGATCATTGCCAGCGCGAAACAGGTTGGCGGCTTTGACTATTTTTGCTGGCAGTGTAAAAGTTTTCATTTTCATTCCCCTTGCTAGTAAATAAATGACTCTAAAATCTGTTTAACTTTCTGCAGCTCTGCGACTGCGGTTGATAAGTTGAGGTCGATTGGCGCCAGGCTCATAACGCATCTGCCGTCAGGCTGATAAATTTTTAAGTGCGCAAAGTCAGAATCAAATTCTAGTCTTGCGAATTTTGCTCTTGTCGTTGCCCTGATGTTGGCGCAATCAAAGATGTAACACAGCTGACTAATCTCACCAATCAGCTTGATGATTTCGGGTTCTGCGCCGGATTGCATAATCACGATTGCTTTGCGGCGTTTTTCTGGTGACCACTTCTCCACGGCACTTTTGCTGACTCCGTGGTAGTTAGCTATCTCTGTTAATGTCATTTATCCGCATCCTTCTTGTGCTGCGCATAACGACCTTTAGCTGCTTCAATGCCGGCCACTAAACACGCCAGCCATAACCAGCGATATGTTTTATCTTTACCCCAAACTGCGTAACGTGTTGCCATCTTAATAATCCTCGCTCAGTGAGTTATATCCGTCTTGTTCATCGCTTTCATAATCGCTATCAGGTGTCAGCATGTCGTACAGGTTAATCGCATTAATGCCGGTTAACTCAGTAACTTTGCGCCCACCATCAAACAGCCCAATCACCGGCCTGTCATTTGGCTCGCTGTAATTCCAGGCATTAAAGCCGAAAACGCCTTTGCTGGTTTCCAGCTCGTACGTGCCGTCGTTATCTTTTCTTAATTTCATTTCCATTCCCCTTGCTGTTACTGACAAAACAAAGATATCTCAACGCAATGTGGTGTGCAAGTAATTAATTTGTGGTCAGACCAGCCAGTCTATTTGCTCAGATGCAAAGGCTTCGCATGACTCAGTGCAGCCGCCAGATTCTTTGCGCTTCATGCTTCTGATGGTGTCGTATATCTCATCCCTGCTGTGCAGTTCGAACTTGGTTATTATTGAATCCATGCTGTTATGGTTGCGATACATGACACCTTTCTGGACATGCTGGATGTATTTCTCTGGGAATAATCCGCCGTAATCCTTCTCTTTAGGTTGGTTTAATCTGTCGGTTGCGTTTTCTATGGCTTTCATCCATTCCATTGCGAGGGCTGGCTCATCTCTGGCCGCAAGCGCAATCTTGTTTATTGACTTTTTAATGCAAAAAACGCAATTCCCTAAATGCTCTTGAATTTCTAAGTCAAATGGCATTCCCTGCCAGAAATCAAGAACATCATCTTTTTCAAAATCTGTGATTTCAGCCATGTATCGCAAATCCTTGCGCTTGCCTATTTTCAGCCTGCTTTGCTCGTCCGCTCGAATACCGAGCCATGTAACGTAATTGCCTTTTCCATACTTGTCGTCGCAATATTTATCGTGCGTTTCTTCTTTCATGCGGCTGGTGCACCAGGCACCCATAACGGTTGGCAATCCGTATTTGAGCATCATACGAGCCATTGGGCCGCCTTTCATATTGAAGTTGCAGTCATCCAGTGGAATCACGTTGTAAGAGTTTCCTTTGCCTACCGGGCGCTCAAAATAGCCATGCAAACAAGTCAGACTAATCCCAAAATGCTCAACGCACTTTTTTATGAACTCATAAGTTTTTGGATGCTCTGCGCCGGTGTCCATGAAGATATACTCAACTGGGTCGGTCCATTCTCCGGACTTGCGCATTTGCTCGATAAGGTAAACAAGATAAGCAGATGTTCTGCCGCCTGAAAAGCTAACGACGTGATTCATAATGGCTCCTAAAAAATAGAAGCCATATCTCTATGGCGGGTAAGGTTCTGGCGCGGAAGTTAATCATAGTTTCAATTTAATTGCTGTGCAAGTAGAGCCGCGAGGGCGCTGGTTGTTGCTAGAATGGAATGTCGTCATCAAAATCAATCGGCCCTGCCGGATTTTGCATTGCCTGCTGCGGCATCTTACCTTGATAACCCTGCGGCGGAGCTTGTCTGGCTGGCTGTGCTGGCTGTTCGCGCTGTGCTGGTGCGGATTGTTGTGCTTGCTGTGGTGCATACACTGCGCCCAGCTTGGCATCAAGAATCTCAATCGACAGACTCAGTCCGTTATTGCCTTGAAACTGCCGGATTTTGCACTTATCTCCAGATACTTCGACGATTGCGCCTTCGACTAGCGTCTCCTGGTAAAACTTAACTTGTGCCGGCGCTTTTGCAAACACGACAGCTTCGTAGTTAGTCCAGGCATCTGCCTTAGTCTCGCGGTCGTAATGCTTCACGCCTAAACGAATGCCGAAGCCAGTTGAATCGCCAGCCTGAAATTGTGATGCAGCCTTGTTTAGCTTGCTTGTTACTGTTGTTGCCATTAAATATTCTCTCTCTGTTGTTTAAGGTATTTCCAATGCTGCTTATGCTCAACTCCGAGCTTTTCCAGCGCTTTGTCTAAATCGTAAATAAACGCCGGTATCGCGTCACGCAGCGTTGCCTGCATTGATTCATCCAGCAGAGTTTCTGAGTAATGCAGATTTTTTGACAGTATTACCCTGGGGTCGTAAGTGGCGAATATATGCCGCTCAGCGCCGCTACCGATTAACTGCATTTGACACTGCCAGCGCCAAGCCTTTTTGACGTTACCAAACGCCATGTGTGCGACGTGGAACGTTGTGTCGTATGGCGACTTCAGCTCAACAACTGTGTTGCCAAAAACACCGTCTGGGCTCACCGCAACGCGCATTTCATCATCCATGTAAATCAGCGGTATTTCTTGGATATCGACAAAATCCAGCGCAACAGATAACGCATCACGCGCAGCGCCTTCGTATAACTTGCCGTGCTCGGTTTGCTTGAATCCTGACTCTTCATCAGCGGCGCAGTTAATGATTGAGCTGATAATCTCAGCCATGTAAGTCTGTCTGCCTTCAGTTTCTTTGCCGGCGACAATCTTGTCAGCTTTGGACGCTGTAAGGCATCCAAGCCGCATGATTTTCCATTCAAGTGAGCCCTGCTCAACCACAGACGGATCAAACCCAAATGCAGGCTCAAGTGATTTTAGTTGCGCTATTGCGCGGTTATATAGACTCATTTGCATTACCTTGCTTGATTCGTTGCGTGTAGATTTTCGCAGTATGCAAAGCCTTGCTGTGATGCCCAAGAGCCAGCCAAGTTTCATATTCCTGCTTTGATGGCTGATGAGGCCTTGCTTGGTCAATCCAGTATTCAGACAAATCCTTTAGTCTTTCGACCAATGTTGCAAGCTCATCATATGTAGGCTTCATTTTTTCGCCTTAAGCGCTTTAATCGCTGCTTGAGCTTGCTGCTCTGTTAAGTCACAGATTTTGTTTGTGCCGGCTGCGCGCTGAATCCAATCCAGCATCAGCGGTTTTTTATCATCCGGTAAAGCGTTGTAGTGGTCAGTTAGCCATGCTTCTGAATCAAGGCTAATTGGCGTAACGTCGCGCACTGGATCATCCTTAGTGATGCCTTCGCCGCCGTCAGTGTTGAGATATTGGATAGCGTCATCAAGCCGGTTAACTTTCGGCCACATCTTGGCGGCGCGTTTAACTACGGTCTTGCGGCACATTTCTTCAAAGTCAGTGAACCATGGGCCTTTGTTTTGCTTGCCTGATTCGCTACGGGCTTTGACGGCTTCCAGTTGCTCGCGGCTCATTTCTTCAGTCAGGTATGCACCGGTTGATGTACGTACAACGCAGTAAGCGCCAACTAATTCACCGCGAGCACCGAAAGCGCTGTACTTATGGCTTGGTGCTTGGTCAATGCCTAGGTTTTCGTAACTGTCATTTGCATAGACCAGCTTTGACTGACCCCACTCAATCGAGCCGGTAGACATTGCCAAGTGAAGCAATCCCATGTAAGAAATATCTAAACAGATAGCACCGCCACGAGGCACTAAGTAGGCATTCTTGCCAGCTGGATTTAAGCTCACGCCGATAGCAGCAGCATTGCGCAAAGCGTTTTGAACTGATACCGGCTTTGCCATTGCAATCTTCAGTGCGTAGTCATTAGCCGCCAGCAACTGCATTGCATAGTTAGCCTCAGCTGCCCAATTTACTGCATTGTGCGCAGTAATTAACTGCAAACACTCAGGCTCAACGCCTTTTACCATGTCTGGTATTGTCATTAACTGAGTCATTCCATTACTCCACTGTCACTACAGCGCGACCGCCTTTATCTTCGATGGTGTAGACGTAATTCCAGTTGTTGCAAATCAACTTGTATTTGCCATTTGACCAGGCTGACCGGCTGGCAGAGTTGATTGAGTTGCAGCTATAGCCAAACGCCTTAACGATTTCCGCCAGCATTAAAGCCTGCTTTGAACTGAGATCTGGCTGCTGCCGGTAGTCATCTGCAAATGTTGTTGCCATTACCGGCGCTGATACGATTAAAGCTAAAAGTAGTTTTTTCATTTCCATCCCCTTGTTAGTTGGTATTGACTATCTTACCATTGTCGGGTAATCTGTCAACTATCCTAAATAAATAAATGAGGTATGCTTGAAATGCTAACGCTAGAGAAGATACGTGAAATGCTCAAGCCGATGAACTTGAAGGCGGTGTCAGAAGCTGCAGGAGTTCCATATAACACGGTTTACAGGCTGGCAAATACAGATGTGGATCCAGCTTACAGCACAGTCAAGGCTTTATCTGACTACCTGCAGAACTGGAAGTAGGAAAGCGCAATTTTGCGCCGTCCAAATAAAAAAGCCCGACTGGCAGGTCAGGCTAGATGAGTAAACAAGTGAGGTTTTAGTATATGCCATTTTTTAAAACAGAAAAAGAATTTGAAGATCAGATTTACAATTACGTTTTAGCGCACAGATACAACCCTATTAACGGTCGTCCTGTTGTTGGTGTTTGCAGGCAGCCGTCGCTGGGGGCTTATGGTATAGCGGATTTAATAACGCTAGAGAAGCACGGCGAGAAAGATGTTTTAAATGTGATTGAGTTAAAAAACGTACCTTTCCAGGCTGGGATGCTTTTTCAGGTTGGAAGATATTTAGCTGCTGTGAGAATGGCAAGTAATTACGAAAAGCTAAATTGCAACCTTCTTAATTTTGAAGCTGATAATGAAATTCTAAAAATGTACGAAAATGCCGAAGTTATTGGCAGCTTGGTTTGCACGGAATGTGACGACATTACGCAGGGAGTTTCTTTGGTGTGCAGCATGCTTTCTGTTAGCGTTTTTTCATCAAGCATGGAACTGCTTTCCATTTGTTTTGATCAGATGACGAGCGTTTCAGATTACGATTTGAGCCAAGTTAAGGCTATACAATCGTCAATATCCGCATTGTCTAACCCGCTCGATCACGCTCCTTTTTAGGGCCTAATTATGTCAGCAAAACACACTTTCATGGCGTGGGATTTTAAAACTGAAAGCGCCGGCGTAAAGCTGGTTCTTTTGCAGATTGCAAACAATTCAAACGATGATGGAATTAGTTGGTACTCAATAGACAAAATGGCAGAGTCTTGCGGTATGGGGGTTCGGACTTTTCAGCGTCACTTGAATTTTCTGGAGGCTGAAAAAGTTATTGATGTTGTCAGGCGTCCAAATAAGACATCAGTGTACAAATTGGTTTGGATGAATTACCAAAATGATGACGCCGGAACTGCCAATCTGGCACCACGGAACTGCCAAAATGACACCTCTAGAGGTGCCAAAATTGCGCACGATCTTAACAATGAATCTAACAAAGAATCTAACAATAGTTTTGTGTGTTCTCTGTTTGAAAAATTCTGGAAAAACTACAACTGCGAGAAAACGGCAAAGGTTAAAAAGCAGGATGCAAAAAAAGCATTTATGCGCCTGATGCGCGGCAAGTCAGACAAAAAAGCCGAGATGGTCACTTACGCAATGCTTACGCATTACCAGGATAATCTGGTCGGCGTTGTTTTTGGTGCTGATCGCATGCACCCTACAACGTACATAAATAAGCGCCAGTGGGAAGATGATCCAGAGTTTATGGAAAAATTCGAACAACAATGGGAGAAAGACAATGAACAACCTGTATGACGAGCTGGCAGAGCAGACCGTAATCGGCGGCCTGATGTTTAACGACAAAACAGATGTTTCTGCTGATGTATTGGCAATACTAAAACCGTCTGACTTTGCAAACCAGAACCACAAGTACATTTGGGAAACCATCCTGAAGATTGCTGGCTCAGGGCAGGACGTTAACGCTGTGACCATTCCGTCAGCCTTGAGCGATGCCGGCTCTGATTTAAGCTCTTATGCTATGCACCTTGGCATTAACGCAGTCAGCCAAGCCAGTATTGTGAATACAGCGTACAGGCTCAAGAAGGTTGCACGGCTCCGCGCTGCAATGGAAGCGATTAATCAGGCTTCTGATGAAATCAACAAGCACGGCGATCCAGAGCAAAGACTCCGCAGCGCAATGGAGAAGATCGCAAACATTGGTGACGATGAAGGAGACCAAGAAATCAAGCATCCTGTTGATGTGATGAATTCAGTCTTTGGCATGATGGAAAAGGCACTGAAAAGCCAAGACGGGTTAATCGGAATTTCTTCTGGGTTTGAAAACATCGACCGGTTTACAAGTGGGTTTCAGCCGCAAGATTTAATCGTTGTTGCTGCACCTCCTAGCTGCGGTAAAACAACACTTACCCTTAACTTTGCTGAATACTCAGCATTCCTTTCGCCGGAACCAAAGCGTGTTTTGTTTTTCAGTCTAGAAATGAGCGCCGAACAGCTGATGCAGAAGATGATCGCAAGCCTTGGTAATGTCTATCTGAATAAGGTCAGAAACGGCTCCGCACTTGTTGACTGCGTTGCTTATCTAGCAAAGGCGCAAGAGATGATCCAAAGCCGGCAGAAGTATTTCCGCATTGATGACAAAGGCGGTCAGACGGTTGCTGAGATGCAAGCACGAGCAAAGCGAACATCTATGCGCTTAGGTGGATTGGATTTAATCGTGGTGGATTACCTGCACAAAATAGAAGCAGATGGTGAGTCAGACGTTGCGCAAATCAGAAACAAGATTCGCGGCATGAAAAACATGGCTAAGAAAATGAATTGTCCGGTCATCGTTTTGAGCCAGCTAAATCGTGGATTGATTGGCCGGCCAGAGATGAAAAACCTTTTAGGGTCATCAGCGATAGAGCAAGAAGGGGACTTGATTATTTTCTTGTATGACGAAGATTACGAAGGCAACCGAGGCGATCACTCACTGACCGAGGCAATCATTGCCAAAAACCGCATGGGTGAGACTGGCACAACCTACTTGCAACCTGAGCTTGGTTTTAGTCGATTCAAAGACACAAACCGCTTGCCAGCACCAAAGCCAGAGCCAGAAAAAAAGAAACTGAAGGAGCGCTTCTGATGTTTACACCAATAACCGAAAACAAAATACCAGAGCCACCAATGCAGATGGTGCTGATTATCTGCGACGACTACAGCCGGCATAAAATCCTGGCTAGATTTGCGCCAAACATTAAGCGGCGGATCATGAGTTACAAACCAGTAAGGAGAGGATGATGAAATCAGCTTTAGAAAAACTAGTGATTCAGAGAGCAAAACTGACAGCTCAAATAAAAGACCTTAAAAACGCCAGCGCAGGACACTGCGAGAAACAATACGTGTCTCGCGACGACCCACATTTCCCCGGCCAGTTACTGCAGCAGATTTCAGAAATTGACTGCATACAAAGAATTTACAAGGAGGTTGCAGAGCTAAACAAAGGTTCCGGCGGTGGCTATTTTGGCGATCATTACAGCTACGACGAGGTGTTTGAGAACTCAGAAAATGAGCCGTGCGAACACTGCCGCAAAGTAAGAGAAAACAAAAAAGCGCGCACGAAGCTAAAAATAAAGCTGGGCCAAATCAATAGCCATATCACAAAAATAGGAATTAGGTTGGCTAAAAATGACTGAAATTTATCTAGTCAAACAAGGCAAAGCCCTATTACCAGCAGCAGATTCAGACGCTGAAGCGATAGCCAAGCTAAAGAATGGCGGAGTTTATAAGGCTGATGTTGTTGCGCCTCGAAATCTCAAAATGCACAGGAAGACTTTTGCACTTTTAAATTTGACCTATTCATTTTGGGAGCCGGATACGCTAATCAGCCAAGTTGAAGTTGAGACGGTCGAAAAACTGCGGCAGTACATGGCATTTCATGGTGTCAGCGGAGAGGCAATTGATTCGCTGTGTGTCGGTTTTATCAAGCACCTTGAAGCCGACCGGCAGAATTATCCTGGCGACAAATGCTTTAACTCATTTCGAGAATGGATAACGGTTAAGTCTGGCTTTTACCATATTGTCAAAACTCCATCAGGTTTGCGCAAAGTGGCTAAGTCGATAAGTTTTTCACAGTGCGACGAGGTGGATTTTCAGAACTTCTATAAGGCGCTGCTGAACTCTTGTTGGTCACTTTGTCTCAGTAGAGTTTATGAGAATCAAGACCAGTTGGCGGAAGAATTGCTGAGGTTTGAATAATGGCCTTATGTCCGATTTGCAAAGTGAAGGCAACACAAAAGTTTGGCCTGAAGCTGTTTTGCGGATTCGAGCATGCCGCAGAGTGGGCTAAAGCTCAGGCTGAAAAGTCTAAAGCCAAAAAGAAAAAGGAATTTAACGCAGAGACAAGGCGGCGAAAGATTGCGCTAAAGAGTCGCAGCGATTGGTTGAAAGATTTGCAGGTTGTTTTTAATCGGTTTATTCGACTGCGCGATTCTGGCAAACCGTGCGTTAGCTGTGGGCGTCCTGATGGCAACGACCACCAAAGACACGCCAGTCATTACAAAAGCCGTGGGGCGCATCCTGAGCTGGCATTTAACGAGCTTAATTGCCACGCCAGCTGCGCCACCTGTAATAACTTTCTGTCAGGCAATTTGGTGCCGTACCGCAAGGAGCTAATAAACCGGATAGGCGCTGAAAAAGTCGAATGGCTAGAAGGCCCGCACGACCCTTTAAAGCTAACAATCCCAGAGATTCAGGCTTTGATTGCTGAGTATAAAGCCAAGATAAAGCAACTGGTATGACCACTTTGACTTATATCATGCGGCTGGTATTCTTGATTTACTTAAACAGCGGAGAGTGGATATGAAAAAAATCATCGAAAAGAAAACTACAGAAATACGCAAAAATATTGATTTCCCATACGGCAGCAGGGCCGACATTGATAAATATTTATCTGAGCAAGAGGATTCTTTTGCATTGGAGCTTCCAAGCTATGACTATGTAAAAAATGGTGATTACGTGTTAAAAAATGTGACATTTGATCACAGGTGGTCCGGCTATGAGGACCATGATTTTTTTATTGTGGCTGAACTTGAAGAGTCTGATTTAGCTTTTCAAAAAAGGTTAAATGATGAAATCGACAGAAAGAGCAAAGAAGATGAGCGCCGCATTAAAAAGCAAAAAGAAGATGAATTAAAAAAAGAGCGGGCGAGAATTGAAGAGATTAAAAAATTAAAAGACAAACTCGCAGAGCTGGGGCGCACAAAATGACCGCATACGACGACTGGAAAACAACCGATACAGCTGCCGACACCGCAGCCAAGCACGACGCCGCACTTGATGCAGCTCGAGATGCTGTTGTGGTGACTGGTTGGGAGTTTGGCGAATGCCTGTCATTTGTCACGCAAGAACAAGCTGACCAGTTTTTTCAAATGGTCGTTGATTCAAATGACCAAGAGTTGCGGCATATGGTTAGGTTGATTTGTGCTGACATCATTGAAAATAAGGCAAGGCAGATGGTGGAGGTGAGGAAATGCTAATTAAAATCATGCTGACAGCGTGGATTTTTTTCGTGCTGTCTTTATTGGCAGCAAAGTTTCAGAAAGACACGACCAACGATGTTGGATACTTTACTGCTTGGGTTTGCGTTGGTTGCTTAGTTGTTTTTCTACTGTCCGGAGCTGCAGTATTGCTTGGGATGATTTGGCTATGAAGCTATCAAACGAGCTATCCCGCCGATACAAACAAATCAAGCTATCTCCGAAGCAGCGCAAAGAGGTTAACCGGATTTGGCATCAGGACAGAAAGCGCCACGCAGAGTTTTTTGGTGGGCTTAGTCCGCAAGCTGAATACGACAGGCATATTGAGATTAGGAGAAAGAGTGATGATTATTAATCCAGAGGCAGTGTTTAACTTGGGGAAGCGTAAATGAGCAATTTGACACTTGAGCAGCTGTTTGATGCTGCGCAAACATTTGGGAATGTACATATTTTTCAGCATGATGACAGGACGTGGAGCGCTCAAATAGAATTTAGAACTATCGAGCATGTAAAGCTTAAAGCTGAAAGTGGGTACAAACACACAGCAGTAAGCTCAGCACTTTCTGCTGCAATTGAAAACGCTGTTGTCATAGTTGAATCAATGCGAGCAAGAGCGCCAAGAGATACAAGCGAACTGCAGTTATCTCTCGGCATTAAAGATAAAATTGCCAAACTTCTTGGGGTGAATAAATGAGCGAACAAATTCGGGCTGAATTTGAGGCGTGGTTTGAAGAAAATAAACACAAATGGCCGGTTGGTGACGATGTTATTGTTTTTGTGCGCGACTTCATGCGGCAGGCATGGCAGGCATCCCGCCAAGCGATGGTTGTTGAGCTGCCAAAGTATGAGACTGACGGCGTGTTTGAAGTCGTGTCGCTGGTCGATGTTGAGGATGCGCTAGACAAAGCAGGAGTGTCATACAAGTGAGCAAAGTAGATTGGAATGAAGCGCCTGAAGGGGCTGAGTATAGAGCAAATGGCATTTGGTGGTGTCACGACAAAGACACTAACTTGATGAGGTTTTATGTTGATGACAACAGCAACATTACCAGATACGCAGGATTTGGCGTTGCGTCAATCTCAAGCTATGCAGATTACGAATCACGCCCAAAAGAATGGCCACCAGAACAGCGCATCGAGCAGATTGGTCAGAATGGAGCTACGGGTGAGCATTATAGCGCAGCACAATCAACTCAGAGCCACTATAGCCAAAAACTTGCATCTGCAGCCGCCTTTTTATCAGAAGGGCTTAAGATTCTTTCTGAGCGCGGCAATCAGTATGGCAGTAATCAGCGTGAGTGCAGTTTTCCGCAAGCGGCTGAAGCGTTTAACGCGCTGACCGGTCACAACTTGAAAGGCTCTGACATTTGCCTGATTATCGCGTTAGTGAAACAAGTGCGCCAATACGCACAGCCAAGGTTTCACGAAGATAGCGCAGTTGATGCTGTTAATTACCTGGCGCTGCAAGCTGAGTTACTGAAGAAGGAGCGGGAGTGATGAAAATTAAATTCTATTGCGACATAAACAACAGCGCGCACATGGTGGACCCTGAATGGCTAATGTTTAGCGCCAAACCAACAAAAAAGATGGACGGATATACGCGCTACAGAATCGTCGTCGATTTGCCGGATAAGCATTTTACAGCCGATGCAAGCGTTGATGTTGATGCGGATTTAGTTGAGAAGGCGGTGGAGTTATGAGTTTACACCGCGAAATACGCAAAAAGGCAGCCAACAAACAACTGCGCCTGTCAGAGCTTGGGCCAAATAGTCGTGAAGTGGCGAAAAGAATGGTTGCCAGTGGTGAGCTGTTGGCGGTTGGTAATGACACATACCAATTAAACGAGGTGGCGCATGTCAAAAAGAAAACCGCATAACCGCATCAAGCGCCTCATAACGCAAAGCAAGTTGGCAGTGCGCGACCTTGCGCTTGTCATGTCGTTTGCAGATGAGCTGGTTGACTTGGTTAAACAGAAAACAGGAAAGCCAGTACAAATCGGGCCGGCAGTTGCAGAAGCGTTAAACCGTACTGCATTTGATTGGTTTGTAATGCTGGCAGTTTACTGCATCGAATCAAACGGAAAGCAGAAGTTGGTTATGCTTCCGTTAAGGCTCAAGGCGGCATACCGGCACGATCAATTAACTGAGTATCTGCGCGCAGAGCATCAGCGAATTATTGATGAATGCAAAAAGGTAATGACTGTCGTTAACGCCGGCTGGGCTGCGATACCAGTACCATACGGAACTGAGGAAGAAATGGAGCGGGATTTGCTGCGTCTTCTTGATGTGGATAAGCATTGGAATCACAGGCAGGTTGAGAGGGTTGCGGCATGACCACTAAAATATTAATCCGACTCCGCAAAACCGGCCAAGTCATTAATGCTATGAGTTATGGCTTTGGTGCCGTTGATGTGAAAGGCAATATGTATGGCAAAAAGAGTTATCGGATTTTGAAGGTGTTGTGCTAATATTAATTAAGACCTCCCCCAGCTGTTAGCCCGCTTTATTGCGGGCATTTTTTTATGCTAAGATTACAGCCAGTGGGGCAGTGCCCTGATAAGTTGAGGCTGTGCCTGATGAGTGAAGTTGGAAGACCTACCAAGTACAAGCCTGAGTTCGACAAAGTCGCAAAAAAGATGTGTGAACTTGGGGCCACTGACAACGATGTTGCTGAAGCGTTAGGCGTTCATACTGCAACGCTTTACAGATGGCGCAACGAATTCCCATCATTTCGCGAGTCCCTAAAGGTCGGTAAGGCCGAGACAGATGATCGCGTTGAAATGGCTCTGTACCGGAAGGCTGTTGGCTACACTCACGAAGCTGTCAAGATATTTCAATTTCAAGGGCAAGAAGTCATTGTGCCTTACACTGAGGTCGTTCAGCCTGACACGACAGCTGCAATTTTCTGGCTAAAGAATCGCAGGCCTGAGCAATGGCGGGCCAATCCAGAAACGGGTGAAGGCGATGACACCGATATTACCATTCGCGTTACTCGGGCAACAAAACCAGAATGACGCGCACAATCGACCTGCCACTAACTGAGCCGCAGGAAGAGTTTGCATTTCATCCTGAGCCATTCCCTGCGATTGTAGGTGGATTAGGCAGCGGTAAGACTCAGGCCGGTGTTAGCCGGCTAATCATTCGCATGCTGACGCACAAAAAGCGCGTCGCTTACTACATGCCAACCTATGACCTGCTGAAGCTAAGAGCAATCCCTGAGTTTCAAGAGCTATTTGCAAGGCTTGGCATCAAGACTAGGCTAAACAAGTCCGACTATGAGCTGAAAGTTAAAGGATATGGCTCTGTCATTTTTCGCAGCTACGATAATCCAGATCGCATTGTTGCCTATGAGGTTGCGGACTCAATCGTTGACGAGCTTGATACGCTCAAGAAGGAAGATGCAAAAAAGGTTTGGCGCAAGATAACAGAGCGAAACCGTCAGCGCTCACCGCTTGGAAATACCATTGGCTGCGTCACCACTCCAGACCAAGGAATACACGGGTTTATCTATCAGAAGTGGGTGAAGACTGCCGCTAAAGGGTACGCAATCATTAAAGCGCCGACCTATTCAAACCCATATCTTGACGACGATTACATTCCAAACATTCGCGCCAACTATGATCCACTTATGGCGGATATGTACATAGAAGGCGAATTCGTCAGCCTTAACGACAAAAAGGTTTATCACTTCTTTAGCCGTGAGCGTCATCACACTGACAGAAAAATTCAACCAGGCGAACGCCTTTGCGTTTCCATTGACTTCAACATAGGCGGCTGCTGTGCGACTGTTTGGGTTATTGACTCAAACATCCCGATTGCCGTTGATGAATTCGTCAGTCACGATACGCAGGACTTTATAAACAACCTGACGAGATACAAAGACCACAAGCTAACAATATTTCCTGATGCGTCTGGCGGCGCAAACAGGACCAATGCAGCGGCATCTGACATCGAGCTGATAAAAAATGCAGGATATGCAGTCGATGCGCCGGCAATGAACCCATTAGTGAGAGACCGGATTAACTCATTCAATGCGCTGTTTGCTCACGACAAGATTAAGGTCAATACCAACAAATGCCCTGAGCTGACTAACGCATTAGAGGTTCAAGGCTACACCGACAAAGGCGAGCCAGAAAAGTTTAACGAGCACCCCGCTGTCGATGACTGGGTTGATTCTGCTGGATACTTTATAAATCGCCGGTTTAGTGTTAAAGCGCCACTCGCTACCGGAGTGAAATTTGGCAGATAACCTATCAGACCATCAACCGCACCTGGTTGTTTATCTGCCAAACGACATCGAGCCAGAAGAGGCGCACATCATCTGCTTCACTCAGATTCGGATGTTGGCTAATGGTCAGCCGTACGAAGGAGATTGTGATATGCTCATAAGATTACTGGCAAGAGCTTTATTGGATGCGATAGATGAATAACATCATAAACGACACCGAGCGCCGCACCGTCTATCTCGGACGATTGGCCGCAGGACTGCTCAAGTCAAAGATATTTCCGACACTTGACGAAGCCTATCGCGCAGCCAGGTTAATTCTTCTTGACGCCGAAAACATCACCAGCATAACAAAGCTAAATCAAGTCACTGCGCAGATTCGCAAAGCTGTCACAGAGATTGATTCTGCCGGCTGGGCTGAAGTTACCAAAGAGCTTGAGAATATCGCAATTTACGACGCCGGATATTACGCCGGCTTAGTTGGCTCTGCTGCGTCGGTGAAGTTGTCAAAGCCTGCGGATGAGAAGATTGTTAGTTATATCAACAAATCGCTGATGAGCCTAACGCAAGGCCAAAAGGTTGATGCCGGAACATGGGCTGAATTTGTCAAAGCCTACAACGCAAGGCATGCCGATGTTTATGACTCCATCGTCAAGGCTGGGTATTCGCAAGGATTAACCGTCAATCAGATGGCGCAGCAAATGCGTATCGCGACTGATGGCATGTTGCAGAATGAGGCTGAGTCTTTGGCTAGAACTGGGGTTCAGCACTACTCAACACAGGCACGGCAGGCGATGTTTGCAGATAACACTGACAAACTAGCCAGAGAATACCCAATAGTCACATTCGACAACCGCATATCTGACAAATGCCGCTGGATTGGCACCAAATACGCTAAAGGATGGCCGGTTGGTGAATCGCCAATAGGTTATCCGCCGTTTCACTGGCAATGTCGTACAAGCGTGATAGCCTTGCCTGAGGGTGTAGACCTTGAAGGTACTAGAGCAGCGATTGGCGGGCAAGACACTAAAGCCGCCGCTGAAGCGTTCGACGCCAAGCAGGAAAAGACGGATAAAAAAGTGCGCTACAAAGGCAAGAAAGATTTGAACATATTCAAGCCTGAGCAAATCAAGGCTGGCACAGTTTACGATGACTGGTTGCGCAAGCAGCCGCCATTCTTTGTAGAGTCAACATTAGGCAAGGAAAGAACAAAGCTGTTTATGTCTGGCAGGGTATCTTTGGAGCGTTTTTATGATATGGCCGGCAGACCGCTGACACTCGCAGAACTCCGTGCAATTGATGGCGGTTGATTGGTTACGCATAACCAAGCTATACTTGACAAAACGAATTGAGGCTGAGCCATGCTGGAAAATATTACAAAGCACCCTGATGCAGAGCTGATGGAAAATGAAATCCGGAAGATTCGAGTCTGCGTTAAAGGTTCGCCATTTGTAAAAGCTGAGCGCGAAAAGTTACTGCCTCACCCGTCATCATTAGATAGCTCAAGCCAGCAAGCGAAGATTCGCTATAGCCAGTACATTGACGGCGCAGAGTTTGACGAAATCCCAGGGCAGACGCTTAAGTCGTTAGTTGGCAAATTAAACCCAAACGCTGCAGATGTTGAACTGCCTGACCGTTTATCTTACTTGGAAGAAGACGCAGACGGCGACGGCTTGTCTTTGCGCTCTGCCATGTCTGAATCAATCGCTAATGCCTTGGCTGTGAAGTGGCATGTTTTAGTCTCTGATTATCGCGGATTATCTGACCTGCCATTAACTGAGTTGTCTATGGCAGATGCAGCACAGTTAAGCCCGCGCGCAACCATCAAGCAATACCCGCGCGAGAATGTCATTTATTGGCACTTTGAGCGCATCAACGGCAAGATGCAGCTGTCTTACATTATGCTGCTTGAGATTGGATTGAAGTTTGATCCATACAAGATGCTGAGCAACAAGATTGAGTCTTACCTGATTCTTGCACTTGATGAAAAAGGCAATTACTACCAACAGAAGATTGTCAAAAGTGAAGGCGGCATGGCAATTGGCGAGCGCTCTTATGTCACAGTAAAAAACCAGCCGCTTAAATGGTTGCCTGTGCAAATCCTGTCAGATGAACCATTCCAAGCTGGATCAATGCCGTTAGAGCTTGGCTATCTTGCGCCAATCTGTGACTTGTCACTAAACAGGTATCAAGTCAGCGCAGAGTACAAGGAGGCTATGCGTATGCTGCCGCCTACCACTAACTTTTATGGCATCAGCCAGACTGATTGGGATCAGTTTAAAGCTGTGAACGGGCGCGACTATGTGGCAACAGGTGCTGGTGCCGTTAACTTGTTCTCCGGCGAGTCTCGCGGCGAAATCCTTGCTGCAAATATCAGCCTTGAAGGGTACGAGCGATATTTCAAAGACAACGAGGCAAAGATTCGTGCGCTTGGCGGCTCATTCCCAACCAAAGCGTCTGCGGACAAAACAGCAACAGAGGCTAACATTGATTCTGCAGAGCAAACCAGCCGGCTGATTACCTTGGCGAATTGTGTAGAAGAGGCGTTCGAGCGGGCTGTTTTATATTGCGGCATGTTTGAAGGATTATGGTCACAAGATGCAGTTGAGCAAAACGAGCAAGTTGTGATCTCGCTAACCAAAGACTTCAGCGCAACCAAGCTGACGCCGCAGGAAGTTCAGCAAGTGCTGGCTGCTCAAATGCAAGGCACCATTGACCGCGAGGAAGCCGTTAAGATTCTGTCTCAAGGCGGTTGGACTGTTAGCACAGCTGAAGACCTGTTAACGCGCTCTGATGGCGGAGATTTGATTAGTAACGCGTAACCGTTTAAACTACAAAAGTGCAGGCGGTGCCTGTGCTTGGATGATAACTAACTGAGGGTTGTACCCAATGGCTTTAGCAAAAGAAATTTATGAGTCTTTGCCTGATGTGGTGAAGGCTGATTACACAGAACACGAAGGTGCATACGTGCCTGTTGGTGAACTGAAGGCGCAGAAGTTAAAAAGCTCGCTGAATGACTTAGACGGCAAGTTTAAAGAAACGACCGGCAAACTCAGTGAGTACGAAAAGCGCCAATCTGAATTAACGGCAGAAGCTGAGCGCAAGGCGCTTGAGAAGCTGAAGTCAGAAGGCAAGGTCGATGAGATTATCGCTGACGCTGAGCGCCGTATTGGCGAAACACAGCGGCAGTATGAAGAGCGGTTAAATAAACTGGTTGGCACGATTAAGACCGAAAAGCGGTCAAATATCGTTGCAGCATTAGCTGCAGAATTAGCCACAGAAACCGGCAGTAAAGCATTCCAGAAACTGGTTGCGTCGCGTATTGACGTTGATGCAGAAACCGGTAAGGTAACAGTTTTAAACGATGATGGCAGTGCCTCATCTTTAGATTTGGCGGGATTGAAAGCAGAGCTTGGCAATGATCCAAGTTATGCGCCGCTGTTAAAATCAGGCGTTGTAACCTTCGGTGGTGGCAACGCTAACGGCTCGCAAGGTGGCAGTGCCTCATTCGGAGCTGGCAAATTTGGCGGAAACCGAGAGGAACGCCGACAGGCCATTAAGGCAAAATTTAAACTACCAGAATGAGGTAAGACATCATGGCATTATCACAAATGCAGGTTTTTAACGAATACATCATGCCGGCAACTATCGAAACGCTTGGTCAGATGATTCAAAAGTTCAACGCAGCTTCAAATGGCTCAATCCGCCTGACCACTGGCGGTTTTGACGGTGATTTCCTGCAAGAGTCTTTCTTTGCTGGCATTCATGCCGCACAACGCCGCGTAAACCGTTACGCCGCCCAAGCCTCTGCAGCACCAACCGACCTGACGCAATTACGTTTCAGCGCTGTTAAAGTTGCTGGCGGTTTCGGCCCAATCCGCTTTGAACCATCACAGTTGACTTGGTTAAACAAGCCAACATCTGAAGGTATCGAAGTGGCAAGCCGCAACTTTGCAGAAGCATTGTTAGCTGACCAGTTAAACACTGCAATCTTGGCTTTGCGTGCTGCATTAGGCGGTCAAGCTGCATTGGTTCAAGATAACTCTGCAACTGCCGGCATTAATCAGTCTGGCTTGAACCAGTCACATGCTAAGTTTGGCGACCGCTCAGGCAATTTAGTTGCAACCATCCTTAATGGTGCCGCTTACCACAAACTGATTGGCGACAACCTAACCAACGCGCCGCAGTTGTTCCAAGCTCAAAACGTGCGCGTCGTTGATATTCTTGGCAAGCCAATGATTGTTACAGATGCGCCTGGATTGCGTGTGGCTGGCACTCCTAACAAGCTGTATGCAATGAGCTTGGTTGAAGGTGCAGCGACTGTTATTGATGCTGGTGACGTTATCAGCAATATCGAAACAAGCAATGGTCAGACTCGCATCGAAACCACTATGCAGGTCGATTATTCATTCGGTTTGGCACTGAAAGGCTTCACTTGGGACGAAACCAACGGCGGCAAGTCTCCATCTGATGCTGCATTAGGCACTTCGACCAACTGGGACAAAGTGGTCACAGATAACAAGATGATGGCTGGCGTTATGTTAATCGGTGACGAAGCCAAAGCGTAATAATTAGCGGGGTTCGCCCCGCTTTCTTTCTGAGGTTGATATGAAACCAGTGTATTTGCCAATGCCGGTTAGCTTTGAAGAAAAGCGCGAGTGGAATAAGAAAGGTTATCAGGTGTTAGATGTAGCTTATGCTCCTGATGATTACGTGCCGCCAGAAGACGGCGAAGACTCCAACAGCAAGCAGAAGCCAAAGAAGCCGCCTTTATAGCGGCTTTTTTATTTGCCCGTTGTGCGCTAAACTGTTCAAAATTTGAGGGCGAGTAACAGATGGGCGCTTTAAGGTTTGCAACAGGCAGGCGCGTAACGATACCAACGGCGATGACTGGCAACGCCGGCACGGCCACGTACAGCTTTCGATTAAGGTCAGGGCCAAATGGCATCACTGTGCCTGCGAGCGGCCTATCTGGATTTTTTGGCACATCTCAAACAACTACATCTAATGGCCCTGTTGTCAACGCATCAGGCCAATTGCGCATATACGTGTCAGGAACAAATAGATACGGGTCAACATCTGCGCTTATCGTCAGTGGAGTTCAATTTGATTACACGCTTACTCACACGTCAGGCTCTGGCGCGTGGGATATTTTCAACAACCTGACTGGATCTCCAACAGGCGAAAGCGGCGCTTTTTCAACAAGCACGAGTTGGGTTGGCGGCACTAACGCATTAAACCAGATGGGCCGATCAAGCAGCAGTAACGCTGTCTATCTTGTCGGCGACATGGAGATAATCGCCGTTACTGGCTTGACGAACGCTCAAGAGTGGCAGGCTGATTTATCCGGCGGCACTGGGTTAACTCTGCCGACTGTTAGCGGAACGAATAACGGCACGCTCGACGGTTTCGGCGCAACTGATGCTGACAACTGGATTGGATTCACATCTGCAGTCACATCAACCATCAGCTGCGACCTTGGCGATTTCGGCTTTGCAGCATCAGCTAACGTAACAGCTCCTGCGTTTACCTCGGCTGTAGATTACGACTTAGGCGCATTCGGCTTCGATGTCTCTGCGTCAAGCTCAGTGCCATTGGTTAGCTCTGATATTGCATATTCAATCGGTGATTTCGGATTTGATGTTGTTGCTGATAACATGGCGCCATCAGGCGGCGCAACAGTTAGTTTTTCAATCGGTGACTTTGGTTTTTCAGTAGATGCCAGCTCATCTGTACCGGTATTTTCTGCAGATGCAGTTTTTGATTTAGGTGATTTTGGTTTTTCAGTAGTCGCAAACATTGCCAGCAACAACGAGTCAGCATCTGTCGCATTTGGCCTTGGCTCATTTAGCTTTGCCGCATCGGCTTCAGTCATTAATCCGCCAATTACTGCCACGACAGCATTTGACATGGGCAGCTTTGGCTTTTCAGTCTTTGCAACTCAACCGTCAGAAGCGGCACCGCAAGATGGCGCGTCAATTACATTTACTGAAAAATCACGTACAATTAGTTTTGTGGAATTATCGCGCTCGATCCGATTTGTTGAAGGCTCGCGCACAATCAAATTTTGAGGGTTTACCATGTCAGCAAACGTTGCTTTACGAAACAAAATCCTGAACGACTACGGCTCAGCAATCGGCACCGGCACATTGACAATTTACAGCGGCACAGCTCCGGCTAATGCCGATACAGCATTGTCAGGCAATACAGCTTTAGCTGCTCATACGTTAGCTGGCTTTGCATCTGCATCATCTGGTAGCATGACAGCAAACGCCATTGCAGACGACACGATTGACGCAACCGGCACCGCAACATTTGCCCGCATCGTGTCAGGCTCATATGTTGAGCAGTTAACGCTTGGCACAAGTGGCGCTCAGGTTATCGTCAGCTCGTTAAGCTATGTTGCCGGCGGTACATCACAAATCACCTCTGTGACCATCACAAAAGGAGCGTAACATGCGATTTCCCCGCAATGCGAAGGTTGGCAAGGTTGACAGATACGAGGCTCAGATTGACGCTGACTGGCTCGGCACAGAAACGATTGCCAGCTGTCCGGTTACTGCATCAAATGCCAATGTGGCTATCGGCACTGTGACCATTAGCAGCAACAGCGTATTCTTTATGGTGACTGGCGTTGCGGTTGGTAGTGTAGAGCTGACATTTAGCATTACAACAAGCGGCGGGCGCACAGACTGCAAACACGGCACAATCGTCACGGAGGAATGCTGATGGCTTTAATCACGCAAACCAGTATCAACGTTAAAGGCGCGGTTGATTTGCCTGTGACTACGCTGAGCGGCACTGATAGCTTTATCTTTCAGCCTGACGGTAATCAATTTTTGGTTATTGAAAACGGCACAGGCTCAGCAAAGACGCCTAAAGTTACCGGCTCAACTGCGTCGGCTAATTTCTTTGTGCGCGGATACGGGTATGTTGATTTATCAGGCGGTTTAACGTTCTCAGCAGTCGCTAACGGCGCATCAGTGGCAATCCCGCTGCACTCTATCAGAGAATGGCTTAAAGGCTCTGTAACGCTCACTGGCTGCGCTGGATGCAAAGCATGCATCGTCACGCATACGTCAGTGCCAAATGCTGAGCCATTATTCATTCAGGCTGGGCGCTTAATCGCATCCGGCAAGTTAACGGTTAATTCGAAATTGTGGGGTTAATATGAGTATTGCAAAATTAGTTGCTGGCGTTGATGTTAATGATGAGGATGGGTCTTTTGGATCTGATGTCGCCGCCTCTGTGAATGCGCTGATTGATTCTGTTGAAAACAGAAATAAAGTGCATGCAGTGAAGCCAGTAGATTGGCATGAATTTCGGCTAATCACTGAATTCGGCGGCAACATGTACGGCGTAACATCTGCCGCTGACACGGAAGTAAAGAAATGCACTCCGGCGGGAGTTATTACAACTTTTGGCGCTGCACTACCTGTGGGCACTGTATCTTGCATTAAATTTATCAGCGCAACAACTCTGCTTGTTGAGGTGAATAACGGCGGCTCGTTTCCTCTCTACCGCTCTGCTGACTCTGGCGCTACTTGGACGCTTGTTTATACTCCGCCAATGACTGCATCAAAGATGCTTACTGACCGCAGCATTGAAGTTGCGACAATTGGCGGATCTCAAGTAATCCTGTACGGAACATATAACGTCAACGGCAGTCGGGTTGCAGGCTCAACAAATGACGGCGTATACCTGCTGAAATCAACAGATGCCGGCGCAACTTGGTCTGAAGTTACTCGATGGAATACTGATGGATCAGTCAGAAACACTAGGCACATTCATTGTGTCAAACAAGATCCAGTTTCTGGCAGAATCTTTGTTTGTACTGGGGACAGCAACGCAGAATCTGCAATTTATAGCTGGGATGGTGTTGCATCGTGGGCTGTTAACGTATCTCCTGCAAACTTAACGCAATCATCAGGCCTGCGTTGTAAGACGGGCACGCAGTCGCACAGGGCTGTAGATTTGGCATTCGACGGAGACAAAATGTATTGGATGCCTGACGCAAACTCAGGCAACGCAAACAATGAGGCTTACACCGGCATTTTTAGCCACTCGACAGACTTTGCGAAAAATGACATTACCCGAGTTTCAGCTGCTGGATCAAATCTGAAAGGCAATGCAGGCTGGCTTTCTTGCCGCCATTCAGATGGGACTATTTATTTCTGCACCGGCGTTGATGCGGTTAGCTCTGGATTTATGCACAGCGCAATTATTGCCAGCAACTTGGATAAAACAGAATGGAAAGCCGTTGCCGCATATCGCTCAATCAATAACGAACAAATTGCGCCTTTCGGCTTTTGCGCCATTAGCGATAAGTTTTATTTAAGCTGCTCAAAAGGCTCAGGCAAGACAGATGAAAACATGGCGGTGTTTGAGAAGTCAGAAAACCTTTTTATGGGCGAGTTCAAAAAGTCTTACGTGCTAGATACTATTCATCCTGTTTTCTGGGTTGATTCAGTGAGCGGATCGAACTCAAACAACGGGCGCAAACCTTCAGCGGCATTTGCTAGCATTGATTATGCCGTATCTGGTGACAGAGGTACTTATGGCGCGTCCGTTGTCGTGGTTGATGCTGAGACCGTTTATTCCGGAGCAAATATACAGCCTAAGTTTAATGCCAACGCCAATGGTGGCGACCCAGTGGAATATATGTACCTTTGCGGAAGTGGCGCCACAAAGACAAAGTTGACCGTTCCAGCCGCTGGAGCCGCTACCGCCACATTTCAAATGACAACAAACGCAAATAGCGCAGTGTTTGGCCTGAAGGATATGAATATATCCGCAGAGAAGTCTTTGCGGTATTTTGACTGCTTTGGTGCAAATACAAAATTGAGTTTGGTTAGGTGTATTGCGGCAGATGTGGTTAACGGAACTGGATTTATCAGGGCAGAAACATCAGCTGTCAATATACTGTCGTCAGTGATTGCACCGGCAACAGTGCTTGCAATCACTCCATCAAGTGGGTCTTCATCGTTTTCATTCTCTGCTGAAAAAATGGCAGTCGTTGGCGGTAGTGACATTTTAAGGTATACAACAACAGGCACATCTCACACTGCAGATTTGCTTGACTGTGTATTTACTGGTTTTTCAAGCAACGCTATTGATTTTACTGCTGGTGATTTTTCATCGTTTAAAGCTAACGGCTTGACCATCTCAAGCTCCGTCTCTGGCGCTGCTGCACTTGCTGGCTCTGGCACTGGATGGAATGGCAAGATTTGGAATTCATCACTTGGTTGCAGTGCTGGCGTTGATGCAGCTTTTGCCGGTGATGTAATCAACACAACATCGCTTGTTAATGTAAGTATTTCTGACTATGTTTATTGATGAGGGCTTAAAAATGTCAAACAGCAAACAGAAACCGAAAGGCAAAACCGGTGGAAAGCCGGTTAAGAAATAATGGATATTGACCACTTAAAGATTGCCGCACTTGTTGCGGCTTTTTTCGTTAACTGGCGGTGCCTGATTGCGGCTGTGATTTGGCTGGCGGATGTTGGCGTTTACGAATCAACAGATACCGGCATTCAGCTGTCTTTCTGGCTGATTATCCTTTACTGCCTGCCGGCGCTATTAAATATCAAGTTTCCGTATAAAGTTCATCAAGGTTTTTTACTGTTGTCTGCTGTAAACTTCCTTGCGTTAATTGACTATACTTTTTTTCGGTACGAGACAACGTTTTATCTGTGTTATCCTTGGCTTATCCATGGAATTGATTGTTGGATCATTTGGCAATTTCTGAGCAGCGGAGGCAATCAGGATGTTGGACTTTTTGCCAAGCAACTGCGTAGACGCGCTCAGGATTTTATTTTCTCTTGGTCTTATCGTATACTGCTTTTACCTGTTACGCGTAACGAAAAGAAAGCAGAGAGAGTTAGATGAACAACGACATATTCCACCAAATAGG